GTGGGCGAGTGAAGAAATGAACATACCATATGTTTCACCGATAGACGGTAAACGACACAGATACTTTCCAGATATGATATTTCAAAATAGAAAAGGTAAAACCTTTATGGTTGAAATAAAACCTCATGCTCAAACTAGAGAACCCCAAAAGAAAAGTCGTATTACTAAAAAGTATTTAAACGAAGTAAAGACTTGGGGTGTCAATCAAGCAAAGTGGAAATCTGCTTTGGCATATTGTAAAAAGAAAGATTGGGAATTTAAATTAATTACTGAGGAGCATTTGTTTGGCAAAAAAACCAGATAATGTAGTAGACCACCCTGCGATAACAGAATACCCTACGAATGTTGGTGCACCTGCGTTTACTGTTCCTGCTGTTCTTACAAAGAAACAAGAAAGAGGTTCAACTGCTCGTAATCAACTAACTACAAGATTTGAAGAATTAAAGAAAGAGTATTTTAAATTAGCACAATTAACAGAAGATACTGAAATGGTATACAATGCTAAATGTAATTTCAATCCGTGTGTTGGTAAAACATACCATTTATATATGGGCAATGATGGATTATTCTTAAGTATGATTGAACCAGAAAAGTGGGAGATGGAACATCACGGTAGTTTTATACTTACCTCTGAACAAATCTGGGAACGAGTATAAATAGAGTATGGCAACAGTATTTGACGACTTATTAACACGAGGTATTCGTTCGGGACAAGTCCCTGCGAGAACAGACGATGCTCGTGATTGGTTTAGAAGTAAAGCACAAAAGATTGGTAGAACTAGAGTAACACCAGAAAAACTTCTTGCTGATAGTCAAAGGGCAAAGAGTGGACCTCAAATTGGTTCAATGTATCATTACATTTACGACCCTAAACATAAAAAGACATTGCCATACTGGGATACATTCCCACTAATTTTTATGGTCGGACCTGCTGAAGGTGGGTTCTATGGTATTAACTTACATTATCTACCACCGACCCTAAGAGCAAAGTTAATGGATAATTTGTATAGTATTACAAATAATAAAAAGTATGATGAGTCAACTAAACTTGCTTTATCATATGGTGTATTAAAAGGTGCGAGTAAATACAAATATTTTAAACCAACATTCAAACATTATTTGTCTGAGCATGTTAGGTCTAAGTTTATTTACATCAACCCTTCTGAGTGGGATATTGCTTTGTTCCTACCGACTCAGAGATTTAAGATGGCAAACTCACAGAAAGTTTATTCAGATTCAAGGAGTATGATTTAATGTTTAATGTAAATAAATTAACATCATCAATCAGTAAAACTGGTGTTGCTCAAGCATCTCATTTTGATGTTCAGATATCATATAGTGGCGGAAGTATTGAAGAAAGAGATTTAAATATGAGAGCAGACTCTGCGAACCTTCCAGGAAGAACTATGATGACAATGGAACATAAGTTTACGAACTATGGACCAATTAATAAAGTTCCTTACTCACAAGTATATGGTGACTTTACAGTTTCATTTCTTTTGTCTGAAGACTTAAGAGAAAAAGATTATTTTGAGAAGTGGCATGATGCTATGGTAAATACTGGGGCATATGAATACACAAGTCGACCTAGAAGTTATTCTAAGTTTAATACAAGATACTTCGATGATTATGTTGGAACTGTCATTGTCAGACAATATGGTGCTGCTGGGAATCTCAGAACCATTCATAAACTAAATGAAGCATATCCACTTCTAATTGGTGAAGTTGGTATGGACTGGTCATCTGGTGACTTGGCAAAATTACAAGTAACATTTGCTTACAGGAATTACGAATACATTACCGAAGACAATAGTAACCAACCAGGACTTGGTCTTGGTTTCTCGTTTAATGCGAGTAGAGGTGGTAGATTACAAGCAGGTCTTAGAGTTCCTGGATTTGGTAATGTGAGTTTAAAACAACCACCATTGGGTGCGGTTGTTGCTGCGAGTCCACAGTTAATTAATCAAGGAATACAAGGTCTTAGCAACATTGTTAATAAAGGAAAAAGTTTTTTCAAAATTTAATTTATAATTTTATATAATAGGAGTATATTATGAGTTTACCGAAGTTGGCAATTCCAACCTTCGTTACTGAACTACCATCGAATGGTGAGAAAGTAGAATATAGACCATTTTTAGTAAAAGAGAAAAAGTATTATTAATGGCATTAGAAGGTGGTGATGAAAAAGAAATATCAAGAGCAACATTAAGTATTATTGACTCTTGCTCCATCACCGAACTTGATGTTAACAAACTATCAATCTTTGATGTTGAACATTTGTTTCTACAGATAAGAGGTAAGTCGGTTGGTGAGGTTATTAATATGAAAGTTAATCACGGTGCTGATTCAGAATGTAAGCATGTGACCAGTGTTCAGATTAACTTAGAAGAAGTTACTGTTAACAAAGAGCCAAGTGATGGTGTGTTAGCATTAGATGATAATGTTGGTATCAAAATGAGATACCCTTCAGTATCAGACCTTGAAGAATTAGGTTCTGGTGATGATGAAATTGAATTTGAAATAATAAATAATTGTATTGAATATGTTTATGATAAAGATTCTGTTTATAGTGATTTCACTAAAGAAGAAATGATTGAATGGTTAGGTAATTTAAAACAGAATCAATATGAAAAAATAACAGAGTTTTTAGATGGGATGCCAAGACTTTCATACGATTTAAAATGGAAGTGTGAAGCATGCGGTAAAGACGATTCAGTAACATTGGAGGGACTGAGTAGTTTTTTTACCTAGCACTCATGCATGAATCGTTAGCGAATTTGTATGAGTTAAACTTCGCATTGATGCAACATCACAAATACTCTTTAACAGAATTAGAAAATATGTTGCCGTGGGAAAGAGAATTATACACGGCGTTATTGACAAACTACTTAGAAGAAGAGGCAGAGAAACATAGAAATGGCTGACATATATCAGAACGACACTAAACAGATTATAGACTCTCAAAAAGATAATAGAGAGAGACTACAAAAATCAATGAGAGCAGGTTTACTCAATGTAAAGAAATCTGTTGATTCTATGCATACGACTTTCAACAAACAACTGAAAGTCCAAGAAGACCAACTTGACCAAGCACAAAGAGATGCTGCGTTTGCTAGAGAGAATGCTAGAGAGGCTGCAGTAAGAGAAAAGACTGCTAAGAGTCAGGGGTTCTTTAAACAAAAGAAAGAAGGTGGAATATTATCGAAGTTATCTAATATGGGTATTCTGGATGCTGCTTCACTTGCCAATCAAGGTAAGATGATGAGTGGCACTGGTATATTAGGAAGTAATGTAAGTGCTGCTGATGCTGTAGCAACAACTGCTGCTACTGGTTTTACATTTAAAAAACTTAAAGACTGGTTTAAAGGTAGTAAGGTAGGTAAAACAGTATCACCACAAATGAGTGGTAAAACTCAACTACCATCAACCCCTGCAAAGTCTCCTTGGTGGAAAAAGTTATTAAAAGGTGGAACGGGTTTAACGACATTATTATTTTCTAGTGACCTTAATGAAAGTGAAGAAGAAGATGTCAGAAAGATTGTAGAACAACAAAAAGAAGAATTTAATAAGACTGCCTCACCAGAACTAAAAGCATTATCTGACGAAAGAGATGCTTTAATAGAAGAATTAAAGAAAGCAAGTAAAGAAAAGAATCAAGCAGAGATTGATAGATTAAGGGCTTTAATTGGATTTAATTCTGATAAGATGTATGAATTAAGAAAAACCTCTGATAAGTTAAAACAAGACGACCGTATAACTCAGGAGTTTGTTGTTGAAGATGATAGAGGAAAGATGACTGAGATTAAACAAGTTATCAAAGATAGAGATGAAGAACGAGATGAGATGGAAAAAACTATCCTTGATAAAGTTAAACAAGAAGAAAAGTTAATTAAGACTATCAAAACAAATATTAAAGATACAAATAAATCACCATTCGCATTTAATCTCGATGCCCCTGAAAATCAGATGAGTGACGAAGAGTTTGCTAAAGAAGAAGCATTAAGATTAAAACTCAAAAAGCAATACGAAGAAAGTCAAAAGAAAGTTATTGAAAAAGAACCAGTTGTTAAAGATGTTAATAAGGTTATATCTCAAGAACAATTCAATGCCGTGAAGAAAAGAGTTGATGAGTATGAAGCAATGTTTAATGTATATAAACAAGAATTAGAAGATACTAAAGAGAAATTATTTGCTGAAAGAAACGCAAAGATGAATAACTTCGATGCTGGAACAGAAGAAGGTGCTAAACAAAGAAAACTAATTTCAGAAGAATATAACACAAAATACGAACAAGCAGAGAAAAAATATTTCAATAGTCTTGAAGGTATGAGAAAGAAATATGGTGAAGATACTTTCTTTAAAGATAGATTATTAATGAAACAATTTGATAAAGGTAAAGTTACTATTAATAATCAAGGTGATGTTTCATCTATTTTAGATGCCGGAGATAAGACTAAGGGTTCAGCAGTAAATAAAGTAAGTAGTGAACTAAGTGGACAGAATCAGATTGTAAATCTTTCAGCACCTAGTATAGACAATAGTAATAAGACTCAAGTTACAAATAATAATTCAAGTAATATTAATGTTGGTGCTAATGCGAATAGAAGTAGGAAGTCTCCAACAGTAGATTACGCATACCAGTGAAGACTTCCAGTTTAGTTATTTGTATTTAACTATTTTTCTTTCACCTAATGTCTTACGACCGTCAAACTTTAAATGGTCTTTAGTTCCATTGTCATAAACCCAATAGGCAACCATTTCAACTTGATATGAACCTTCTGTTGCCAGTAGTGGTTCTTTCCAGTGTTCATAGTTTTCACATTCAAACAATAATAGACCACCAACATTTTGTTCAACAAAGTCACCTTTGTTGTTGTTTGATGCCCATTCAGAATTTAATGGGTTTGGTGTAGGGTCAATAAACTGACCCCATACATAAGAGTCGTCTACACCTTTGTAATCATACCCTAAAACAATCTTACCACAAATATCAGCACCATTTGTCTGAATTTTTCTTCTTTCAGATTCACCGGACATCCAATTTCTTAAATGAGAATATGTTGGTGCCAACTTCTGCCCAACTATATTCTCAACATGCGGTGTTAAAAAAGATAGAACTGATTCAGTAAATGCGTCATTATGAAATATTGTTCCACTCTTACTATTATTATTATTTTTTAATGCATCTTCTTCTCTATAAAAAGAGTGTTTGTAGATAGAATACTGTGCTCCTATTCCACAAACATCTCCAGATAGAAAGTCATTATCGTAGTAATAACCGTTTTCCATATTACTCCTCAGCAAGTTTTTCGAAGAATGCCATAGAGTCGTCATCATCATAAGAAGACTCAGCAGTAGCAGTCACTGGTGCTTCAGCAACTGGTGCTTTCGTTTCGAATGGTGAATCAGTAGAAACATTCGAAGTATCTGCTACTTCTACATAATCTTCGGCAGTAGTCGATGGGGCAGCAGCACCAGTAAGACCAAGCACACGATTAAGTTTTGCTTCTAACTCAGCATAAGGTTTAAAATTCTTAGGATTAACAAACTCATTTAATGAATGAAGACTATTAAAGATTTTCTCTAATTTCTCATCATCATCAGAAAGAGCAGCAGGTGAATCAAACTCAGACTTGTCGTAGTTTCTGTAACCTTCTACATTACGAATCTTAAGTTTAAAGTCAGCACCTTCCCAAAAGTCAAACGGATTGATTGGTGACTCATCTTCAAATTCTGGATTCATTGCTTCATTAATTTTATCCCAAATTTTCTTACCGTATTGAAACAACATTACTTTACCCTCGTTCTGAGGATTAGCAGGGTCTTTCACAACATAGATATTAGAAAAGTATTTTAATCTTCTCTTCTGTTTTCTTGCTTGTTCTTTACCTGCGTCTGTTCCATTATTCCATAGAGTAGAATTGAACTCACCTACTGGGTCTTTCTGACCGATAGTAGTTAGAGAGTTTTCAATATACCAACCACCTGGACCTTGAAATCCGTGGTCGAATACTCTAACCCAAGGAAGGTCTTCTCCCGCAGGTTCTGGTAAGAATCTAATCACTGCGAAACCATTACCTGCTTTATCTACTTCAGGCTTCCACAGACGGTCATCACCACCTGCTCTCTGAGTAGTAGTATTCAGTTTAGAAGTTTCTTGGATTAGTTTATCAAGAGAGGAACCTCTCTTCTTTTTAAGAGTAGCGAAATCGCTCATATTTTTCTCCTTTATATCAGTTATATTTTTTCTTATTCACAGTATACATCATATAGGCTTTTATTATACTTCAAAACATACATTAAGTAAAGTTTTCAAGCACAATTCTTTTAAATTTCGTCTTATCCACTTTGGTTCTATTGTAGAGAAAAGGTTTGTATGCCTTAACCAAATCACAGAACTCATTTAATATTATATCGTTATATTTATACCATGCAGAAGTGTAATCTATTAAATCATCAAGGATTACCATAGTTTCTAAACTCAGTTTCTTTCTGCTGTAAAGTCTGTATGCTAAAGGGTGTTTACCTTCAAGCATTTTAAAATTCTCATTGAACGACCCGTCATAATCAGACATAATACAAATCTCATTTTCAAAGTTGTATGACATCGATTCGACTTGTTTTTTCCACTTCTGATAATTGATTAGATTAGCACCAGTAAACATATTACCAACCCAACCTTCGTTGCCTTGTGTAATATTAGAAATAACATAGTCTATCCAGTCGTCGTGTTTGAATCGTTTGGCAGCCTTCTCAAAGAAGTATCTGTCTTTTCTACTTTGGTAGGTTATTTCATTTGCTCTGACTTTACCATTATACTTAAAGAAGTCGTATGTCTTATTATTGAAATGCTGTGTAATGGCAAGGTATGTTCTGTAACTATCAAAACCGTTCATATAATTATACATTTCGAGTATTAAAACTAATTACTATTCTTCTGTCTTCTGAAAATGATGTTA